TCAGTTCATCATCGCATAGATGACGATCAGTAGAGAGACGATCTGAGAGAGGTTCGCACCCATCTCAAGGGTCTCACTAACAAACAACATATGCGGTCGTTCCTTTCTTCGGCCCTCGAAAGGGCAAACGTGACCGGACCTCTGGCCTTACGTCGTCACAAACACCGTATCACCCAATAACGAGCGTCGATCTCTTGGGAGACAGACCGACGCACGCCAGACCAGAGGCTGTGCCGCAGCGTGTATTCTATGTTTGTTCTGGTCTAGTGCAGCGGGACAACATTACGCGAAGGGCCGCGGCCTATGCCCGTTATACGACTGATTCACAGGTAGGCGGGTGATCGGTTGTAGAAACCCACTCAACCTAGCCCTTCACCTTGACCGGTTTCCAAATAATCTTCTCCCGCACCCGGTCGAAATCGGGGAACTCCATCATGATTCGGCACTCATAGGTGTCGCACTTCTCGCACCGAAACGGCAGGGTCCTCGGATCGCGGGAATGGCCGTATACGCCCGCCAAATCTTTCGAGAGGAAGCGGGCCTGTCTCCCGCAACTCTTGCACTCCACGACCACGATCAGCTTGTGGATCGATGCCTTGCCGATGGTGTCGATGTAGATGGCCATGGCCGGAGAAATGGAACGGAAAGAGAACATCGTCAAGGAGACAACGTGACCCAGTTCGTCTATTCACCCGAAATTCTTACCCTCGAAACCCACGGAACCTACCGGCTTACCCGGCACATACGACACGAGGACTACTCGGTGTGGAACGGGGGGCAGATTATTGCGCAGGGGGGTCGTCCGCTGATGGAGCGGGTGTTTGCTGAGCGAGCGCGTCGGACATCGGAAATCGAGACTGGCTAACGCCGTGATCTACCCGTGCGAGCCGATCTTGCCACTTGTCCAAAATGTCCGTGAACGTCTTCTTTTCCGTTTCATCTAGAAATGCCGATTTGTCGTTGTGCAGAACCGCACTGCGAAGCTCTGAAAGAGCGTCCTCGGGATGGAGTAAGACTTTCACCTCCGTCGCCATGCCGAACAGCGATCGGCAATGTGTGTAGAAGACGGCCCCTAGCAACAAGAACATCGCCACACGAATTACGAGGCCGAGCTGGGAGACCGGGTTACTACCCGGCAGAAGATCAAGGATGCTTGTCACGACGAGGAAGCCGGCCAACATAGCCGCGTAGGTCACCGTAAGCGTACCTTTGAATAGAAGTCTGGCAAAGAACGCATCTCTGCGCATGAATAAGCATTCTCTAGTGGTCTTGAACCGCTTAGCTAGATGATTTCTATACCTGATCTTGTTCATGAAGTTGATCTTGTACTGATACTTGGCAAACAAGTAGCCCAGCAAAAGAGCAACAGCTGTGCTCACAACGGGTATTGAAAGAAATTTATTCAGATATTCCATCCGGAAGTCCCTTTTGACCCACCCAGAGACTACCGCGCTACCACGCTGTTCGGAAAGGAGATTCAATCGTTGGGAGAAACTTATGAGCCTTAATCCCCAGATGTTTCAGCGTCAGATTGAGCTGGAGATCGACATGAGCAACCTCGGCGCTGCCCGGTTTGCCTCCCGCGTCAACAAGGAGATCGAGCAGGAGCGCGGCGGTGAGACCAAGGCGGTCCAATGGTTGATCAAGCGCGACATCAACGCCGTGTCCGAAGCGATCCGGCTGTTCGTCGAGGAGGTCTACTCCGGTCGTCCTGGCCCGAAGGCCGTCGCCGCCAAGCTGATCCGAGACATGAACCCGGATGTCGTCGCCTTCATCGCGATCAAATCCTGCCTCGGGCGGCTGATGTCGAAGACGATCACACCCCTGACCAACCTCTCGCTGCACATCGCCTCGGCGCTGGAGAATGAAGCCCGGTTCGAGCGCTTTGCGATCCTGAACCCCGGGATGTTCGCGAGGCTCGAGAAGGACCTGAACGAGGACGGCGCGACCGAGCAGCACAAGCGCAAGGTCCTGATCTACGCGATGGGCAAATACAACATCCCGTGGGATCGATGGACACGGAGCGACTGTGTCCTCCTCGGTTCCAAGATGGTCGAGGTCGTCGCGAACGCCACCGGCCTGATCGAGTTCAGCCTGAACCAGACGGCCTTCACCGGCCATTACAAGGACCAGCATCAGGTCTTTCTCACGGAGAAGGCCAGCGATTGGGTCAACAGTAGCCTCCTGAGGGGTGAACTCATGTTTCCCTATTGGATGCCAACCGTGATCCCACCGAAGGAATGGACCGGGCTGACCGGGGGCGGCTACCACTCGGATGCCGTCCGTCCGCTCGATCTGGTTCGTCGGGCTCGAAAGGAGCACAAAGAGCTTCTGATGGCCTCGGACCTGACCATGGTTCTCAAGGGTCTGAACGCGATCCAGAACACGCCGTGGCAGATCAACCGGCAAATCCTCGACGTGATGAAGCAGCTCATCAAGGCCGGAACCGGAGTGGCCGGGACGGTCCCGCTCAAGGAAGTCGACATGCCGGTCAAGCCGTGGGACATCGACACGAACCCGGAGGCCCTGCGCCAATGGAAGTGGGATGCCCGGGACGCACACGCGGCGAACTACCGGCGTCGGCAGGATCGGCTGATCCAGCACGGGCTGATCGAACTGGCGGAACGCTTCAAGGACGAGGCGGCGATCTACTTCCCGCACAACCTCGATTTCCGGGGGAGGGGCTATCCGGTCCCGCTCGTGCTGAACCCGCAGGGCTCGGACAACGTCAAGGCGCTTCTCCGGTTCGCCGAGGGCAAACCCCTTGGTGAGGACGGGCGGCGTTGGCTGGCGATCCAAGGAGCGAACACCTTCGGGGTCGACAAGGTCGCCTTCGACGAGCGCGTGGCGTGGGTCGAGGATAACACCAGCAAGATCGTCCGCTGCGGTCTGAACCCGCTGAATGATCTCTGGTGGACCGAGGCGGACAAGCCGTGGTGCTTCCTCGCGTTCTGCTTTGAGTGGACCGAGATGCTCCAGTGCGGGATCGACGGGCGCGAGTTCCGGTCGCACCTGCCAATCGCCCAGGACGGCTCCTGCAACGGGCTGCAGCACTTCTCGGCCATGCTCCTCGACAGCATCGGGGGCAGGGCGGTGAACCTGATCCCGGCAGACAAGCCGCAGGACATCTACCAAGCGGTCGCCGACCGTGTGATGGAGAAACTGCGTCTTATTCACTCCACTGTCGGAGAAGTTCCGTTCGTGGAAATGAGTGAGCCCGAGGCTGACGACAAGAAAAAGAAGGGCCCGACCCGGGAAGAACTGGGGCGCTGGGCCCACGGCTGGCTGGCCTTTGGCATGGACCGCAAGATCACCAAGCGTCCTGTCATGGTCCTGCCTTACGGCGGAACACCTCGGTCGTGCCTCAAATACGTCGAGGAGGCCGTCATGGAGAAGATCAACGGTGGCAAGGAGCACAACTTCGGTGACGAACTCAAACGGGCAATCTCTTGGCTTTCCAGCCTCGTCTGGGAGAGCATCGGCGACGTTGTGGTTGCCGCAAAGGACGCGATGGGATGGCTCCAGAAGACTGCCCGACTGTCCGCCAAGGCCAACAAGCCCCTCTACTGGCAGACGCCGTCCGGCTTCGTGGCCTACCAGCTCTATCCCGAGGTCAAGCATAAACTGATCAAGACGCGCATCAACGGCGCAATCGTCAGGCTCAGCAATTACGAGGAGACGGATACGGTCAATGGCTCGAAACAGTCGACCAGCATCAGCCCCAACTACGTACACTCCATGGACGCAGCGGCCATGGTCCTCACCGCTGCCCACCTCGCCGAGGCCGGGATCACCAACCTCGCGATGATCCATGACAGCTACGGTACCCACGCCTGTGACACGACCTTCCTGAACACGGTCCTGCGCAGGGTCTTCGTGGACATGTACCGGGCTCGACCGCTTCAGGCTCTCAAGGAAGAGGTCCTGCAGCAATGCCCCGAGATCGCCGATGATCTGCCCGAGCTTCCGCCAGACGGAACTCTCGACCTTCAACAGGTCATGAAGTCCGATTTCTTCTTCGCCTGAACCTCTCCACCAACGGAGAGATTGCGAGGGTGGAAGCAATAGGGACAACAGTAGCGATTTCACCAACGAAACAGCATCACCAAGGATTTCTCAGAATGAACCAAGGTATCACCATCCGCCTCGGCGCTTCCCACAACAGCCTCACGGTTGCTTCGAATGGGCTGGCCTTCGACATGTCCGCCATGGACAAGACCGAGCGGTATGAACTGCGCCGCGCCCTGATCGAAGGGCTCAAGACGACTGGCTACTTCGGCAAGAAGGAGCAGCGCCGCGCCGTGTTCCGCGCCCGCCAGAAGGGCCGCGCATGACAACCGCCCTCATCATCACCCTCATGATCATCACGTACTTCATCCTCAACGAAAGGTGGCCCGATGCCACGGCTTGACCGAGACGCCCTGAACAACGCCAACCCGAAGTCGGTCGCGATGGCGACACTGCAGACCCTCATGGGTTTGGAGAACCATCCGGCGCACATCCAAGTGATGGCCGCTGCTGCCGTCTTCCTCTCGCTCGCCGATCATCTTGGTATTCCTGCTCAGGAAGCCTTCACGGCGACGACCAACCTCATCAACGACACCGAAGGCAAGCGCACCGAGTTCCGCGCCCTCGACGCCTACATGAAGGGAGAAATCTTCTATGGCTAAGTTCACCGCAGGTCAGACCGTCGTCGCCTCCAAGGACTTCAACTCCAACCACTACGGTCGGATCATCACCAAGGGCAAACGCTACGTGATCTACAGCATCGGCCAGACGACCGGTCGCATCGGAGTGCGTGACGACGGTGGTGCCAAGCGGTTCTTCTCCCCGGATCAATTCATGTCGGTCGACGCATACAGCATCAAGGAGGCCCAGGAACGTCTGAACCGCTTCGAACCCGGCGAGATCGTGCCGGTCGGCTCTTTCTGCGACCACCTCTTCCTCAGGGATGGCCACGGAATCATCCACGTTCAGCCGAAGCCCAAGCGCAAGACCCCGCGCTCCATCAAGATCGACCCGGCAGATGCCAAGGCGGCACTCACGAAGATGCTGAAGGATGTCTACGGCATCGACGCGACTGTCGAACAGGTGATCGGCGCGATGGACAAGTCCCTCGAACTGGTGCTCGGCGCATGACCCGCGAACTGAAAGCAGCGATCCTGCTCTGGAAGCGTGGCCAGCAGATCGACACCGCCCTTCACGCAACGCTCGCGGCCCAAGGTTATGTGGTCGCCAAACTCGAACGGCGTTACTACGCCTAAACCTATCCACACAAGGAACAATTGCATAATGGCAAAGAAAGAAACCCCGAAGTACCGCACCCCGCGTGGCACCGCAGTCTACCCGCGTCTCGACAACCCGGACACGAAGTACAACAAGCACGGCACCTACTCGGCCAAGCTGAAGCTCCCGGTCGCCGAGGCCAAGCCGTTCATCGCGAAGCTGCAGGAGATCGCCAAGCCGCACTTCGGCAAACCGCTCCCGATCAAGAAGAACCCGTGCTGGTTCTACGAGAAGGTGACCGACGAAGAGACCGGCGAAGAGAGCGAAACCGGCTTCGTCATCTTCAACCTGCAGGTCAAGAACCGCGAGGTGAAGGACAAGAAGACCGGCGAGCTGAAGCTCTGGGATCGCAAGCCCGTCCTATTCTCGGCCTCGGGCAAGGTCGTCAAGAAGGCCCGCGTTGGTGCTGGCACCGAGTACGCCGTGACCTTCGAAATCTACCTCGGCAAGGATAACGACGGCAATCCGACGATGCAGCTCCAGCCGACTGCGGTTCAGATCTTCAAGCTGGTCGAGTACGCATCGGGCGGCGCTTCGGTCAATCCAGCTGACTACGGCATCGAAGCCGAAGAAGGCGGCTGGGAGCCCGAGGAAGACGACGGTTCCGACGACAGCCAGGACGAAGGTGGCAGCGACGGTTCGGACGAAGGTTCGGACGAGAGCGGCGACGAGACCGAGAACGAAGACTTCTAATCTTTGGCCAAGAAGTCAGCGGCACAGGTCGGGGCCCTTCACGGGTTCCGATCTGGCCTTGAGGACGTCAATGCTCGGTTCCTGACCGAATGGAACGTCACGGTCGAGTACGAGCAGTACGATCTGACCTACGTCAAACCGGCGCGAGAAGCCCGGTACACACCCGACTTCATCCTCCCGAACGGCATCATCGTGGAAACGAAGGGCCGCTTCCTCACGGAGGACCGGCAGAAGCACATCCTGATCAAGAAGCAATACCCGCAGCTCGATCTCCGGTTCGTCTTCTCCAACCCGAACACCCGCATCTCCAAGCAGTCCAAGACGACCTACGCCATTTGGTGTCAGTCGCACGGCTTCCTCTACGCCTCCAAGGTCATCCCGCAGGAATGGCTCGCTGCGCCCAACGACCCGGTACGGCTGGAAGCCCTCTCCCAAATCCTCCGCAAGAAACCAGCCAAGAAAGGCACCTCCAAATGATCAAGTTCAAGTTCCGCCTGTCGATCCGCCCGAACACCGACGCTGCAATCGCTCGCTTCACCGACGCCCTGACCGAGCTGGAAGCCGTCGAGGCCGCTGAACAGGCCAAGCTGACGAAGATCGCTGCGAAGATCGACAACCTGCGCGACAAGCAGGACGAGGCCGTCGCTGCCCGGGAACGCGCTTCCAAGCTCCGCGCCAAGTTCGCCGACTTCCTCGCCGCCTGATCGACCTCGTCCTGGCGGGGGCTCTCGTGGCCTCCGCTCTCCTGCCGATCCTCCTCGACCTCAGCCTAAACAAGGACACATCATGGCTCTGAAATCAGTCGACTTCTTCTTCCTCACCCTCGGTTCCGTCGTCGGTATTCTCGCGATCCTGACCTCGGCTTATCCCGCAGTGATCGCCGGGTACCTCGTGCTCGTCCTCGCGTTCGCCATGGCGTTCGTCGTCGCGCTTCACGAAGGCAAGCCCTACTACATGGTCCGCGAAGGCACGAAGGTCTTCCTCGCTGTGGCGCTGGTCGTCTGGGCGCTCGCGGTTGTCGCTTCGGCAACACTGGCGGTGTTCGCCTGATGCAGCTCATCCCTCTCAGGCTGAGCCCCAACCACGACCTTCTCGGGGATTTGGACGCCAATCTCGCAGAAGTTGACGCGCTGATGCGCCTTCTCGGCGTCGGCACCTATTGGATCGCCGGGGGTTACCTCCGCGACCGTGAGGCCGGGATCAAGCCGAAGGACATCGACGTGTTTCTCCCGGGCGGCGAGCCCTTGGAAGAAGCTCAGGGCATCCGCTACGACCTCGCCCATACCTGCGTCATCCACCTCGGCGGCGTCGAAGTGAACTTCATCCGACTGAACCACCGGCACACGCTGGAGACGGTCCTCGGTCGCATGGACATAGGCATCTGCCAGATCGGCAGGGACCAGAGCGGCACCATCGTCGCCACCCAAGCCTACATCGACGACGTTCGGAACAAGACGCTGACCATCCTCGAACCGCCACGCACCGAGCACGACACGGATCACATCCGCCGCGTTCGGGCGAAGTTCCCCGACCACCGTGTCATCTACTGCGCATAAGGACCAGCCACTGACTGAGAAGAAATTGCCGACCCTGATGGAGCTGATCGACCGCTACGTTCCCCGGCACACCCGGGAAGAGGTCGTCGAGATGTCCATCCGGTACGAGGAGCGCATCACCGCGCTACTTCGCACCATCCACGACTACCACCAGCGCTGTCACGCCTTGCAGGTCCATCTGGCCGAGCTGGAGGAAGAATACGCCAAGAAGACCATGATCCCGGCCAGCTACGGGAAGCTCAGCTCCCAAGCCGAGTTCCTCCCGCACCAATGGGCGAACCGGTTCACCGTCTACTGGCGTCCCGATCCGATGATGGCGTCGATCACGGTGGCACAAGAGCCGATCTGCAAGGATGAATACCCGAGGCTCTTCGAAGCGACCATGAAAGAGTTCGAACGGGGTGTAGTCCACAGGCTGACCGAGCAGCTCAGAGGCGAATACGCCAAGCTCTACGAAGCATCCCGACCCAAGTGAACTCAGAGGACAGCGAGTTCCTCCACCACGAGCCGTGCCCCAAGTGCGGATCGGAGGACAACCTCGCACGATACACCGACGGCCACGCTTATTGCTTTGGCTGCAATCATTATGAACCCGGAGACAAATCGATAGAAAGAGACGAGGCTCCTCGCGAGAGGAAAGACCTTGGTCTGATCGCCGTGGGCGAGCCAACCGATTGGCCATCCCGTGGGATCACACTCGAAAGCGCCAAGAAATGGGGCTTCACACGATCTGAGCTAGGCGGACAAGTCGTTCGCATCTTCAACTACCGAAACGCTCATCAACAGATCGCCGCGCAGAAGGTGCGCTTCCAGAAGAAAGACTTCCGCTTCCTCGGGGATACCGGGGAGGTGGGTCTCTACGGGATGCACCTCTGGAAGGGCGGCGGCAAACGCATCGTCATCACCGAAGGCGAGATCGACGCCATCTCCGTAAGCCAGGCACAGGGTCACAAATGGCCCGTCGTCTCGATCCCGACCGGGGTCAAGGGCGCGAAGAAGGTGCTCAGGAAGAACCTCGAATGGCTCAACCAGTTCGAAGAAGTCGTCCTCATGTTCGACATGGACGAACCCGGGCAGGAAGCCGTCAAGGAATGCTACGATCTGTTCGTCCCAGGCCGCTGCAAGGTGGCCATGCTCCCCGAGGGCTTCAAGGACGCGAACGACATGCTCAAGGCCGGGAAAGTCAAGGAGATTGTCGACGCGATCTGGCAAGCCAAGGTGGTCCGCCCTGACGGCATCGTCAACGGGGCCGACATGTTCGACCTCGTCAACACCGAAGACGACCTGATCGCCCAGAGCCTACCCTTCGTCGGTCTCCAGACCATGATGCGGGGTGTCCGCCTCGGCGAGCTGATCACGCTCACCGCAGGTTCGGGCATCGGTAAATCCGCGGTGGTCCGAGAGATCGCCTACCACCTCCTGTCCATGGGCGAAACCGTGGGCATGATGATGCTGGAGGAGAACACGAAGCGCACGGCCCTCGGGCTGATGGGCCTCGCCGCGAACAAGCCGCTCCACATCGATCGATCGAGCGTGACCGAGGAGGAGTTCAAGTCCGCCTTCGACAACACCCTCGGCACCGGACGGTTGTTCCTCTACGACCACTTCGGTTCGACCGAGATCGAGAACCTGCTGAACAAGGTCCGCTACCTCGCCAAGGGGTGCGGGTGCCGGTTCATCGTGATCGACCACCTCTCGATTGTCATCTCCGGTCAGGAGGACGGCGACGAGCGGCGCATGATCGACAACGCCATGACAGCGCTCAAGGCCCTGGCCATGGAGTGCAACGTCTGCATCTTCCTGATCTCGCACCTGAAACGCCCGAGTGGCGACAAGGGGCACGAGCAGGGGGCCGAGACCGCACTGGCTCAGCTGCGCGGCTCTCACGCCATCGCCCAGCTCTCCGACTTCGTGATCGGACTGGAGCGCAATCAGCAGAACGTCAACACGATTACGCATAACGGCAAGACGTACACGATCAACAACGTGACCACCCTGCGCATCCTGAAGAACCGGTTCACCGGGGAAACGGGACCGGCTGGCTGGCTGCTCTACGACAAGTCCACGGGACGTCTCTACGAGCTGATGGAAGACCCGACCGAGAAGAAGGACGGGCCGACCGGAGGTTCTGACTTCGACAATGACGACGATGACGGCGACGTGCCGTTCTGATGCAAGACCACACGAATGAGGCGCTGCCCTCGAACCTCAAGGTCTTTCGCAAGGGAGGCCAGCTGATCCTCACCACACGCACGGCCACGATCTACATCGACGCTTCCCGCTGGAAGGAGGTGGTCGCGGCCATCACGGAGGTTTCTCAATAAGCCAAACCGATAGCTCGTTCGAGTGGAAGATGCCTGACGGCACTCCGCTCAGCGAGCATCAGCCCCAAACGCTCGTCTTCGACATCGAGACGGACGGACTAATCCCCGAGATGACCATGGTACATTCCTTGGTCGTCAAGGATGCGAATACCGGCGAAATCTGGAGCTGCTCCGACAACTTCTGGCTCGACCCGGAAACCAACGACGAACACACCTACGTCTCCGTCGTGAGCGGTCTCAGGCTGCTGATGGAAGCTGACGTGATCGTCGGCCACAACGTCATCGACTTCGACATCCCCGCCATCCAGAAGATTTACCCGTGGTTCAAGCCTCGGGGCATCGTGCGTGACACCATCGTCATGTCCCGGCTCATGTACGCCGACATGCGGGACGCCGACTTCCGGCAGCTGGACAAGCGGAAACGCGAGGGCAAGCTCTGGATCACGCCGAACCTCTTCGGTCGTCACTCGCTGGAGAGCTGGGGCCAGCGCCTCGGTATCTGGAAGGGCGACTACGGCGACATCCGTAAGAAGGAAGGCGTCAAGCTCGGGCTCAAGGGCGAAGCGCTCACGGCCTACGTCTGGGGCATCTGGTCCCGCGACATGCAGGATTACTGCGAGCAGGACGTCGAGGTCACCGCCAAGCTCTGGCACCGGCTGAACAGCAAGGGCTTCTCGGAAGAGAGCATCTCGCTCGAACACGCCGTTCGGGCCATTGTCTCTCGGCAGGAACGCTATGGCTTCGCCTTCGACGAGAAGAAGGCCGCAGCGCTCTACGCCAAGCTGGCCGGTGAGAAAGCCGCGCTCGAACAGCAGCTCTCCAAGGAGTTCGCACCGTGGTTCCGGTTCGAGGAGGAAGTCGAGGTCACCTCGGCCCGATCCGTCAAGCGAACCGATCTGGACGTCACGGTCACCATCCGCAGGTTCTCCGAGAAGACCGGCAAGGAGCTGGCCCCGTATGTCGGCCCGGTGCGCGAGCACTACGAGGTCGGAGCGGTCTATTCCAAGGTCAAGCTCAAGGCGTTCAACCCGGGCTCCCGCCAGGACATCGCCAACCGCCTGATCACGCTCTACGGGTGGAAACCCAAGGAGTTCACCTCGGACGGCAACCCGAAGGTCGACGAAGAGGTTCTCAAGGGCCTCAAATTCCCTGCCGCCAAGACCCTGTTCCGGTACCTGCTGATCCAGAAGCGGATCGGCCAGCTCGCCGAGGGCAAGGAAGCGTGGCTGAAACACGTCCGCAACGGGCGCATCCACGGGCAGGTCAACACGAACGGCGCTGTCACGGGTCGCATGACCCACAACAAGCCCAACGTCGCCCAGACACCTAGCAGTAGAGCCCCGTTCGGACATGAGTGCCGCGAGTTGTTCTACGCCTCGGCTGGGAAGCTGTTGGTCGGCTGCGATGCCGATGCCTTGGAGCTTCGCGATCTCGCTGGCTACATGGCCGCTTACGACAACGGCGCGTACATCAAGACTGTCCTCGAAGGGAAGAAAGAGGACGGGACCGACATGCACACTCAGAACGCCAAGGCGCTCGGGTGTGATCGCGATACGGCGAAGACTTGGTTCTACGCCTTCATCTACGGTTCCGGCGACTTCAACCTCGGGTGCATCCTCGGTGTCACCGGGTCGAAACAGAAGGTCACTGCGGCTGGCCGTGCGGCTCGCCAACGGTTCCTCAAGGCCCTCCCGGCGCTCAGCAAGCTGATCGACGCGGTCAAGAAGAAGGCTCTCAAGCAGGGCTACCTCAAGGGTCTGGACGGTCGTCTCCTCTACGTCCGCTCCGAACACGCCGCTCTCAACACGCTCCTGCAGTCTGCGGGTGCGATCCAGATGAAACGTGCGCTCGTCATCCTTGACACGCAGCTCCAAGAACTCGGGCTAACCGCCGGTGTTCATTACGAGTTCGTCGCCAATGTCCACGACGAGTGGCAGATTGAGGTCGATGAAGACAAAGCAGACCTCGTCGGACGAACAGCAGCTAACGCTATTCGCCTCGCCGGGGAATACTACAACTTCCGCTGCCAGCTCGCCGGTAACTACGACACGGGCAAGAACTGGGCGGAGACACACTAAGACCTCGCAGAACAGCCCGGGCTACCTCTACGTGGCCGTCAATCCGGCTTGGCCCGGGTACTGCAAGGTGGGCCTCGCGCTCGATCTAAACAACCGGCTCCGACAGATGCAAACCAACTGTCCGCACCGGGATTATTCCTTCTTCACCGTCAGGGAGTTCCATGATCGCAAACAAGCTGAGGCAGTTCTACACGGCCTTCTCGATGGTTACCGGGTTCCGGGGACCGAGTGGTTCAACATACATCCAGAGGAAGCCGCTGGTCTGCTATGGGCCGTCGCTCGCCGGGATGCTCTCCCAGAGGGACCGGAAGGCGATGCAGGAGAACCTGACCGACAAATACGGGATCACGCAAATTGAAGCCGATGATTAAGAAACTCCTGTGCCGCCTCGGTGCACACCGGTTCATCAAGATGCCGGTCAAGTGCATCACCACCCCGACCCGCAACATCATCGTCTGCACGAGCGTCTGCTCGATCTGCGGCTACAAGGACGATCTTCGATAGTTCGCATCCTCGTCGAGCCCCAGTTCGTTCAGAATTTCGGACACTGCTAATGATTTCACCGTCTCCCAATCCACACCGGGAATTGAGATAACCGACCTTTTGAACAGCCGGTAGAGATCGTTGGCCACCTCTTTGTGTGCCTCTTTGACGACCTCATCAATCGTGCGTTCGCGAATCCCTCCTTCGGGGAGCAAAACCTCTCGATCCACACGAGCAATCGGCGCTCCGAACGCGCATGAACTCTGAACGTTGTCGAACTTCACCGTCCAGTGCCCGTGTGCGTCCTTCATATCTACTATCTTGAACTTATCAGTCATCGTTGGCTGTCCTTCGTAGCTCTGAACCATAAAAGGTTGAATCGTTCAGGAATGTCTACGCTGAAGCCGTTCGCGCAACATACTATTAACACCCAGCCTCTTCGCGGGTGAAAGACAGGAGAACTTTTGAGAACACTGCTGATCGACGGAGACATCTTCGTCGTATCGACCCTAGCCACCCACGAGGTCGAGACCGACTGGGGTGACGACCAATGGACGCTCCATTGCGACGTGAAGGCAGCGAAGGCTGCGATCCTCCAAGCCATCGAGAATATCAAGCGCGAGCTGGACGCCGACGACGCGGTGATCTGCCTCTCCATGGGCGAGACCTTTCGCCATCGCCTGTCGCCCGACTACAAGGCTGGCCGGGGTCGAAAGCCGGTCGGAACCGGGGAGGTCAAGCGCTGGCTCATCGAAGAGCATGGCGCAAAGCTGAAACCCGGGATCGAAGCCGACGACACGATGGGCATCCTCGCGACCCATCCGAAGCTCATCAAGGGCGAGAAGATCATCGTCAGCCAGGACAAGGACATGCTCACCATCCCGGGCAAGCTCTACCGGGGCGGGGAGGTCATCGACGTGTCGCCGGGTGAAGCTCGATACAACTGGATGATGCAGACGCTCACCGGGGATGTGACCGATGGTTACCCGGGGCTCAAGGGCATGGGCCCGGTCAAGGCGGCGAAGGTTCTCGACCAGGTCGGACCTGACGAGGACCCGTGGCCAGCCGTGGTCGCAGCCTACGAGAAAGCCGGGATGACCGAGGAAGACGCGCTGCTCCAAGCCCGTCTGGCTCGCATTCTTCATTGGACCGACTACGACTTCAAGGCCAAGGAAGCGATCCTGTGGCACCCGTGAAGTCGGACGGAGGCTCGACCTCCTACTACAACATCCCCGAATACGCGACCGATCTGCAGGACCTGATCGAGCACAAGCGGATGGAGTTCGGCATCGGGAACATCTTCAAGGCTTGCTATCGGCTGGGCGAGAAAGACGGCACGTCGAAGCGCTATGACCTCAACAAGATCATCTTCTTCGCACAGCGCGAGTTAGCAAGGATGGATCGAGAGGAGGCAGCTCAGTCCTGAAGCGTTTCAACCACGGCGTCGAAATGTCCGACGACTACGAAGGGCATCACCTTCTCACCATAGTGGCAGACCACCTGCGTTAACTGCTTGCCGCCGTGCTCCCCGTAAGGATTAACAGCAATGACGAACTTGGAATTGATTGCCACGGTACGGTCGTCGGCGAGGGAGAAGGTGCGAAGAGCCATGATTACCTCGTTGTGAATACTCGACCCTACGTAACAACAACGCCGCCGCACTTCAAGTTAGGGGCAACAGTAGCATGTCTCAGGATGCCTTAGACAAACCTCATGTTTCCAAACAGCTGGTCGAACACTTGGAGGCGGTCTACTCAGGCCGTCTCTCCGAGAACCTGCTGACCCTTTCAGACCGCGAGCTTGGCTCCAAGGTGGGCCAACGCATGGTCGTTGACTACCTCCGGGGCCTCCTCGAACAGCAAGAAGAGGAGAACGTTCTACTTGTGCCCACCTAAGAGGCCCAAAATTCAGAAGGCCGATCCCGTGATCGCGCCCCCGCCGCCAGCCGCTGACGTCCAGAAGGCTCCGGTTCTGAACGAGGCCACAATCCCGGCTGCATCTGACGGTGCAACCTCCAACATCAACCGCAGGGGCCGCTCGTCGCTCGTGATCCCCCTGACCAACACCCGGCAATCCGGGGTCAACATCCCCCGATAAACATTGGCTGAAATCGAGCAAGTCTCAGCCAAGGCTCTCTACGACAGGCTTGTCACCGACCGCGACCCGTATCTCAAAAGGGCGCAAGAGGCGGCAGGACTGACGGTCCCGCACCTGATGCCACCCGATGGCGTCTCTGCGTCGACCGCTTTGGAAGAGCCCTCGCAAAGTCTGGGTGCCCGGGGTGTGCGCCATCTGGCATCGAAGATCCAGCTCGCACTGTTCCCGATTAACACTCCCCCGTTCAAATACGAGATCGATGACATTGGCGTTCGGCAGTTGACCGAGGGCCAGGGCAAGAACGGGGAAATCAATAAGGCGCTGGCCGAGCGCGAACGAGCTGTCGTCACCGAAATGTATGGCTCCGTGTTCCGCCCCGTGTCGTTCGAGGCGTGTCGTCAGCTGATCGTCGCTGGCAATTATCTCCTGTATATCCCGAAGGAGGGACGCCCGAGAGGCTTCCGGCTGAACCAGTATGTCGTCGACCGTGACGGCGCTGGGAACGTCCTCGACACCGTCGTCAAGGAAAGCATGTCCCGCGAGGCGCTCCCACCGGAGATCGCCGCCAAGCTCGGCCAGACCGAACAGAAGGACACCGACCGAGAAGCCAACATCGACATCTACACGCACATCCGCCGCGTAGGCGACAAGTTCGTCGTGACGCAGCAGATCGACGACGTGGATGTTTCTGACGGTGGCGAATATCCGGTGGACGACTGCCCGTGGCTCGCGCTGCGCCTGACGTACATCGAAGGTGAGAACTACGGTCGTGGCTTCGTCGACGAATACATGGGCGATCTCACGGCGCTGAACGCGCTCACCGAAGCTCTCCGCGACGGTACCGCCCAGTCCGCCAAGGTCGTCTGGCTTGTCGCCCCGAACTCCGTCGTCAAGGCCCAGCAGCTCGCCAAGGCCAAGAACGGTGGGTTCGTCACGGGTGAAGCCAACTCGGTCACCCCGCTGCAGGTCAACAAGCAAGCAGACTTCGCAGTCGCCGAGCGTTTCATCGCTCAGCTGATCGAGCGCCTTTCCTACGCCTTCATGCTCAACAGCGCCGTCCAGCGCAGCGGTGAGCGTGTGACCGCCGAAGAGATTCGGTACATGGCCAACGAACTGGACCAAGGGATGGGCGGCATCTACTCGCTGCTCTCCGAGGAGTTCCAGCTCCCGGTTGTCCGCCTCTACGAGAAGCGCATGGAGCATAACCGCAAGGTGCCTCCGCTTCCCAAGGGTGTCACCAGCGTGAAGGTCATCGCCGGTCTCGACGCTCTGGGCCGAGGCAACGATCTCCAGAACCTCGACGCCTTCATCGCCGGTCTCGGCCAGCTGTTCGGGCCGCAGGAAGTCGCTCGCCGGATCAACGCTGGTGAGTACATGACCCGCCGTGGTGCCGCTCTGGGCATCGACACGAACGGCCTCGTCCGCACCGACGAAGAACTGTCTCAAGGCGATCAGACGGCTCAGATGCAGCAGATGATCGAGAAGCTCGGTCCTCAGGCAATCGCTCAGATGGGCGGTATGGCCAGAGAGGGCATGAAGCAGGAAGCAGCAACAGAAGGAACCCCGAATGGCTGATGAAGCCCCGAAGGTCGAAACGACGACCAAGGCCCGATCCAAGGCCAAACCCGCAGCGGCACCCGCCGTTGAACCCAGCAAGCCCGTACACATCAGAGAGGACTATTGATGCAGATCGCAGCAGCCGCAGCAGTGACACCCGAAGCAACCACCCCGGAAGCATCTCAGGTTGATCCCGCTGCTGCCGCTCTTGCCGAAGCCGCAGCCGCCGCCCCAGCTTCCACCGAGGAAGCACTCAGGGCCAAGTCTGAGGAAGCAGCAAAGGCGGACGCCCCGGCTCGACCGGAGTGGCTCCCCGAGGAGTTCGAGAGCCCGGAAGATTTCGCCAAGGCATTCGCCGAGCTGAAGGCTGGCCAGAAGCCTGCTGAAGAGAAGACCGACGCTCCCGCCGAGGAGAAGCCGGAAGGCGAGCAGGACAAGCCCACGCCGGTCGTGGACGTCAACGCAGTCAGCGCCGAGTTCGCTGAGAAGGGCGAGCTGTCCGAAGAAACCTACGCCGATCTTGCTGCCAAGGGTTTCGACAAGGCGTTCGTCGACAGCTTCATCGAAGGTCAGAAGGCTCGCGCCGATGCCGTCGAACGTCGCCTCACGGACGCAGCCGGTGGCAAGGACCATCTGGACCGCATGTTCGCTTGGGCATCCACGTCGATGACCGAAGCCGAGATCACGGCCTACAATGCCTCCTTCGCGAACGCCGACGTGACGGCTGCCGAACTGGCCATCAAGGAACTCCGCAGCAAGTACGAAGCGGCCAACGGTCGGGACGGAACTCTCCTCGGCGGTAAGGCCCCGAGCGCTGCGGCAGACACCTTCGGTTCGTGGGCCGAAGTCACTCAGGCGATGAGCGATCCTCGCTACGAGAAAGACCCGGCGTACCGCGCCAAGGTCGAATCCAAGATCGCCCGATCTTCCATCTAACAAAAGGAAACCATGGCCTACGTTCTGGGCCGTGGAAGCCTTGCCAAGCTCACAGGCGTTCACCCTGACCTCGTCAAGGTCGTCAAGCGAGCAATCGAAATCACCCCCGTCGACTTTCAGGTTCTGGAAGGCGTCCGGTCACTGGCTCGACAAAAGCAGCTGGTGGCTCAGGGCGCATCGACTACTCTTCGCTCTCGTCACCTCACCGGTCATGCAGTGGACATTGCTCCGCTGATCGACGGAAAGGTGTCCTGGCACTGGCCGCACTACTACCCCCTCGCAGAAGCCATCAAGAGGGCAGCGAAGGAAGTCGGAGTGGCCATCGAGTGGGGCGGCGATTGGAAGTCCTTCAAGGACGGCCCGCACTGGCAGCTTCCACATGCCAAGTATCCCGCATGAAACCATCCAAGCGTAAGACCTCCAAGGTCTGGCTTGCGTTCAATACCCTCGCATCCTTCTCGGCTCTGTTCTTCGCTCTATACAAGGGCATGGACGGGGCCGCGATGGCGTTGTCTGCGCTCCCGCCGTTCTTCTACGGCATCTACACCGGAGTCGGACACATGGACCTGCGACGGGTTCTCTCCTCGTCAATTCATACAGAAGGACCACCACCGTACCCCCCTTCGTTCTCAAATGGGTAGCCCCGATCCTGATCGTCCTGGCTGTCGTCGGTGTGATCTACGGCAAGGGCCGTCTCGACGCCAAACACGCAGCCGAGGTTGCCGATCTCCAGCGCGATCTCGCGACTGCCACCCACGTCATCCAGCTGGAGCGTGACGCTCGTGAAGCCGATGCTGCTCTGGCGTCCGCACAGGCCGTCAGGCTCAGGGACCTATCCGCCAAATCCGATGCAATACAGGAGTATGCCGATGCGCTTGAAGATGCTCGTCGCGAGTGCCTTTCTGGCGCTGACAGCGACCGGCTGCGCGACCTCTGGCGTTAGCCTCAGGCCGATCCCGGTCCTCCCGGCAGACCTCCGCGTCTGTTTCGACAGTACGGTCCCAGCGCCCAAACCCGGGCCGATGACCAAGTCCGATGTCTTCCGGCTTATCGCCAAGTTGAAGCTGTCGGAAACCGAGAAAGTCGAGTGCGGAAAGCGCCTGATCGCCTTCCACGACAACATCTCGAAATAGGGGCAACAGTAGGATCATTCATTTGATCCAGCATGTGTCCTTTCTCTGAACTATGCCCCGGGCCTCTGATCCTCTGGATTACGCTCGGGTCCTCTTTCCTGCTCCGATGTTTCTGACTGATCCCGCCTCTTCTCAGAGGGCGATCCACAGGAACCAAGGAAGTCTCACAGTAGACACTTGGCGATCCCGCCGACTTTCCCTTGCGGGGGTTAGAAGCCGGATCATCTCCAGTCGTCCGCCTGTGCTGCTCCGAGGTCCTCCACCTCAGAACAACGACAGGAAATTCTATGGCAGATGCAGTTGTCTCCCGCCTTGGTCAGGCCAATGGCGCTGGTGACGTAAAGGCAAACTTCGTCAAGGTAGCAACCGGCGAAGTCATCACAGCGTTCGCTCGCACGACCGAGTTCGCTGACAAGCACATGGTGCGCAACATCAAGGAAGGCAAGTCCGCCTCCTTCCCGGTAACGGGCCGCACGAACGGCGCTCGCTACCACACCCCGGGCACTCAGGTTCTCGGCACGGTCTTCAAGGGTAACGAACGGGTCATCACCATCGACGATCTGCTCCTCACGGACGCATTCGTTGCCAACATCGACGAAGCCATGAACCACTTTGAGGTTCGCGGCGAAATCACCAAGCAGATGGGCGAAGAACTCGCTCAGGCTTACGACGCAAACGTTGCCCGGGTTGGCGTTCTCGCTGCTCGCGCTTCCGCTGTAGTCGACGGTCTGCCGGGTGGCTCGGCCCTCACGAACGCCGCTTACCTCACGGACAGCGACATTCTGGCCGAAGCCTTCTTCCAAGCGGCTGCTGTCTTCGACGAGAAGTTCGTTCCGGCCTCGGAGCGCTACGGCTACGTCAAGCCGACGCAGTATTACGCTCTGGCTCAGAACACCAAGGTCATCAACAAGGACTGGGACGGCAAGGGTTCCTACTCGGACGGTAAGGTAGTCAAGATCGCGGACATCCCGCTGGTCAAGACCGCAAACCTCCCGAACGGCAAGTCCTTCGCAACCGGCCCGACCGCCTATCAGGGCGTGTTCACCAACACCGCCGCGCTAATCATGCACAAGGGTGCAGTCGGCACGGTCAAGCTCCTCGATCTCGCGATGGAGACGGAATACATGGTCTCGCGTCAGGGCACCCTCATGGTTGCCAAGTACGCGGTCGGCCACGGCATCCTCCGGCCCGAGTGCGCAATCGAGCTGAAGACCGCCTAATCGGCACTCACTTCCTTAACCGGGGTCCTTAACAGGGCTCCGGTTTTTTCGTTTCAACCAGCGGAGAAACATCCATGGCACTGGGGCTCGCCCCTCTGACAGAGCTTGATGCTGTCAACGAAATCCTCGGGACCATTGCGGAAAGCCCGGTCAACTCTCTCGACGAAGAGGTTGTCATCGACGGTTCTCTCGCGATGAAGATACTCAAGACCACCTCGGCGGAAGTCCAGACGCGGGGCTGGTGGTTCAACCGGCTGGAAGGCTTGGAGCTGACCCCCGATGTCCGCAAGGAAATCCAGCTCCCCCCGAACGTCCTCAAACTCGCGGCATCCGGCCAGACGCCCTCCAAGGTGGTCCAGCGCGGTCTGCTGCTCTACGACCTGACGAACAAGACCTCCCAGTTCGAAGCCCCGGTCACCGTGGATTTGATCCAAGGGCTCGAGTTCGAGGAGCTGCCGTCGTCCGCCCGGGTCTACATCACGGTTCGGGCCGCTCGGAAATATCAGGATCGCTACTTCGGCGACGATTCCACGCACTCGTATTCCAAGCAGGACGAGCTGGAAGCGCTGGTGTCGTTGAAGAACGAAGACTTGGAGTTCGACGACCCGAACATGCTGGAAGACAGCCAGTTCGTCACGGGACTGCGGAAGCCGTAATCTTGGCTCGCATCTCTGGGTCTATCCCGAACTTCGCGAATGGTGTCAGCCAACAGGCCATGGCCCTTCGCCTCGCCACCCAAGGCGATCTGCAGGTCAACGCATATTCCACCATCATCGAAGGGAACAAGAAGCGGCCTCCGACCGAATACGTGGCTGCACTCGGGTCCATCCTCGACGGGCAACCGCTGTTCACCCACCTGATCCAGCGCGACGGGACCGAGCAGTATTGGGTCTTCATGACCAAGCTCGGCATCCGCGTGTTCGATCTGAAGGGCATCGAGAAGACGGTCAACGCCCCGAACGGCTACGGCTATCTCTCGCACAGCTCCAGCCTGAAAGTAGCGCCGTTCCGCGCCACGACGGTCGCCGACTACACCTTCATCGTCAACCAGACGAAGACCGTGGGCATGGCCTCGACGACCACCCCGGCGTTCAAGAGTGACGCGATCTTCAACATCCAAGCCGGGAACTACGGGCGCACCTACCAGATCAAGATCGACGGTGTGGTGAAGGCTCAGTATCGGACGCCGGATGGCGACAGCGCTGCCCAGTCTCCTGCGGTGGATTGCACGTTCATCGCCGAGCGTCTGCTCAACGGCAAGACCATCGAGCTGGAGGAGACCGTCAACAACCAAGCGAACGGGAACTGGACGTGGAAGACCACGGACAAGAACCTCGTAGCCGAGGGCATCACCCCCGCGAACGGTTGGACGACCAAGGTGATCGGCTCCACGATCTACGTCCAGAAGAACGACGGGACCACGTTCCGCGCCGAGCTGGACGACGGTTTCAACGGGAATGCCTCCAAGGTCATTCAGAACGAGACGCAGGACTTCCCCTCGCTCCCACGGCAGTGCGTCCATAATACCGCCGTGCAGATCACCGGAGCCGCAGGGAACGAGTTCGACAACTACTACGTCCGGTTCGACGCCAAGAACGACGACCATCCGCATGGTGTCTGGAAAGAGGTCCCGCAGCCCGGGATCAAAACCTCGTTCGACGCCAACTCCATGCCGCATGTCCTCGTCCGCGAGGCCGATGGCACCTTCACGTTCAAGCCAGCGACGTGGGACCTCCGCAAGGCTGGTGACGAGAAGACCTGTCCGCAGCCTTCGTACGTCGGGGCCAAGATCAACGATGTGTTCTTCTTCAAGAACCGCGTGGGCTTCCTGTCCAAGGAATCCGTGATCATGTCCCGGGCCGGGAGCTACTTCGACTTCTGGAGGGCGACCGCGACGACGCTGCTCGACGACGATCCGATTGACGTAGCCGGGGTAGGGGCTGAGGTCTCGATCCTCCACTACGCTGAGGCTCAGTTCGACCGGCTGGTCATCTTCTCCGACAGGAGGCAGTTCATCCTCATGGGCAACGAGCTGCTCACCCCGAAGACGGTCTCGATCCGTCCGTCCACGGCCTTCCCGAGTGCACCCCAGGTCGCACCCGTGTCGAGCGGTCAGTCGATCTTCTTCGCCATGGACCGGGGCCTGTTCACGATGATCCGTGAGTATTCTCTGGAGCCCGATACGGGCAACGCGGAGGCGGACGACACCACTTCGCACGTACCCCAGTATATCCCGGGCGGACCGACGCTCATGGCTGCGGCTCCTCAGGAGGACATGTTGGCCGTCTACTCCCCGAAGGATAAGGCGGCTCTCTACGTCTACAAATATTACTGGGCGCAGGACCAGAAGCTCCAATCGAGCTGGTCGCGCTGGGAGTTCCCCGGCGTCACGGCGATCCTGAACTTCAAGTTCATCGACAGCAAGATGCTGCTGGTGGTGAGCCGTGGTGGTTCGGTGTTCTTCGAAACGATGGACATCCAGCCGGGAGCAGTCGACCCGGGCGGTGAGTTCGTGGTCAATCTCGACAGGCGCGTCCTCGTGTCTGACAAGGCTGGGCGCGTCTACGACCCCTACGACAAGAAGACCGTGGTGCCTGTTCCGTTCGATCCGACCGGAGACGACTACATCTGCGTAACTGGGGCAACTGGAGGAAGCGCTTCGCCTCACGGCCTTAAGGTTCAGATACTCGACAAGGGCGTAGACACCGTCACGCTCTCGGGCGATCTGAGGCAGGAGAACCTGTATTTCGGCATCAGCTACACCATGCGCTACCGGCTCTCGGACATCTTCATCCGTCAGCCTAGTCAGGGCGGGGGATCGCTGGCCGTCACGCAGGGCCGTCTGCAGCTGATCAAGCTGATCCTGCAGTATTCGAAGTCCACCTTCATTCAGGTCGAGGTGACGCCTCTGGGCCGCTCAACGCGCACCTACGTTCACAACGGCCGTCTTATGGGCGATCCCGAGAACAGGGCCGGTATTGCCACGCTCAAGGACGGGAACTTCGCCGTGCCGATCCTCGCCCAGAACAACCGGGTGCAGATCGAAATCGTCAACGACAGCTACCTGCCTTCCTCCGTCATCTCGGCGGAATGGGTCGGGGAGTACGTCCAGAGAAACCGGAGAATATAACTGGTAACCATTCGCAGGGCCGAGGTGGCGGACGCCGTCTCCTTGGCTCCGCGCCTCAGGGAAGCAGATCGCCGGGAGTGCCTAGCGCATCACGGGATCGACCCGCAGTTCATCCTTCCGTGGTCAATCCAAGAGGATCGCCTCGCGTGGGCCTTCATCGACGACGACGGGAAATGCATTGGCCTCTTCGGCGTCTCCCCCGTGGATCAGCATCCGTACTTCGGTCTGGTCTGGATGGTCACATCGGACGACGTCTTCCGCCACAAGAAGCAAATCCTGCGCGATAGCCCGGTCTGGCTGAACAAGCTGCACGACCTCTATCCGCTGTTGGGCAATCACGTCGATGCCCGTAACCGGTCGCACATTCGCTGGCTCAAATGGCTCGGCTTCTCAATGCTGAGGGTCGTGCCAGAGTTCGGCGTCGAGCGGCGACCATTCATCGAGTTCGCAAAACTAAGGTCAAAACCGTGTGCCTAGACCCGATTAGCTTGGCTGTCGGTCAGTTTGCCATGAGCGCCGCAAGTTCCGTCATGGGCTTTCAGGCGCAAGAGCAGCAGTACGAAACACAGCAGCAAGTCTACGAGAACAACCGGATCGCGGCGAATAGGGCTGCGGTCAACACCATGGCCTCCACCCAGAACCGAATCCTGCAAGAACAGGCGGCGGCATCTGACGAGGCACAGAAGCTCAACATCGAGAGCGCCAAGGGTCGAGCCACAGCATCCGTTGCTGCCGGTGAGGCTGGCGTTGCTGGTCTGTCGGTCGATGCTCTCATCGCCGATTACTACGGACAGCAGGGCCGCTTCGAACGGACCCTCGACAATAACCTCCAGATGCAGACCAGCTATCTCCGTGGCGAGATGGATGCGGCCACCGCTCAGGCGGAAGGTCGGATCAATTCGGTCGATCAAGGAGCACCCCCGTCATTCGCAGATGCGGCTCTCCGCGTCCTCGGTGGCGGTCTCGACGCCTTCACGGGCTACAAGCGCAACAAAGCAGCAGGGATTACCTAACGCATGAGACAGCAGGGCCGGGTTCAGGCACCGGAGCTGCAGGGCAACGTCGCTCTGCGTCCCGCTCCCATTCAATCAGACACATACGCCGCTCCGGCCCGTCCGGCGACGGACAACAGACTGGCGTCGTTGGCTCAGGCCCTCGGCGCATTCTCGAACAGCATCGGGGATTACGCCTCCACGGTGAAACCTTCGAAGGAAGACCGGCAGAAGGCAATCTGGGCAGCTGAGCGGAAGATGGAGGGCATGTCCCTTGAGGAGACCCGCAAAGCCGTAGACAGCGGTGCCCTCCCGGTATTCGCCGACAAGTGGGCCCAGCAGTCCGCCAACGCTATCGCCGGGGGTAAGGCCGGGTATCTCTTCGCCAACGAGCTGAAGGACCAGATGACCCGGGACTTCGACTGGGACGGCGGCGATCCCGACAAGCACATCACCGACGCGATCAACGGGTACATCGAGAACAGTCCGTACAAGGACGACCCGAACTTCGGTTCCAACTTCATCAAGAACGCCTCGGCCCTCCGCGAGTGGTCGGTGAAGTTCAAGATGGACCGGAAGACCGAGCAGTTCGTCGAGACGCAGCAGCAGTCCGCCTTCGACTTCATCAGCACGTTCATCGACAGCCAATCCGAGGCTGGCACCGATCCGAAGGAACTGACGAAGAACCTGTTCAAGCAGCTCCCGGTTCTCGGCAAGGCTGGCACCCTCGGCGTCAACGAGGAAGCGCTGGAAGGCGAGGTCCTGAACGCCGCTCGGCGCATCGCCGGCAGTCACCCGGAAGTCGCCCTGGCTATCATCAACCACACCCGCAAGGGCCGCGACGGGATGGACCGATCGTTCGCCGGGGATCAGGACAAGCAGGACACCATTCTGCACATCAGGGCCACGGCTGCGAAGGCTATCGGCGAACAGTTCGAGGCTTCCGAGAAGGACCGGATCGCCGGTTACAACGTCGAGCTGTTCAAGGCTGGCAACGGCGACCAGATCGTCGACCGGGTCATCAAGACCCCGGATGGACGCGAGGTCACACTCACGGCGGAAGCCCAGCGCAAGGCAGTCGAGACCGAGTACGCCCGCCAGTCCGCGCTCATCGCCAAGCACCGGAAGGAAACCCCGGATGAGACCATGTTCCGCGAGCTGCGGGACTATCGTCGTCAGGGCGCGACCCACAAGGGGCTGGAGCAGACACTGACCGGGATGGCCGATATGGCCTCCGTCGACATGATCGGCGACCCGGAGAGCAAGGACCGGCTGATGAATAAGCTGAACGTCTACCGGAAGCTCCGTCAGGAGAGCAAGAACTCGATCATGGCCTACACGAAGGAAAAGGACCGGGATTTCGCCGAGGCATTCGTCGAAGCGACCGACTATCTCGACATGTCCGACGACGCAGCTCTGGAGTTCGCCATCAAGGTGACGCAGCCGCTCGACGCCGCTGGCCGGGAGCAGGTCTCCAAGTACCAGCGCGAGATCGACAGCGAGATCGGCAACTTGTCCACCAAGAAGGGCTGGTTCGGGATCGAGACGGACAGTGATCCCACGAACTTCTCGACGGTCAAGGCCAAGGTGTCACAGCTGGCACAGAAGATGGTCGCAGCTGGGGTCAAGCCGAAGGAAGCGATCACCATGGCGGCGAACGCGGTCAAGGCGAACACCCAGTCGCACAACGGTACGCTCCTCGATCTCAACGGGCTCGACGTGCCGGATCAGTTCCCTGACGCCGTGGACGAAGCTCTGGTCCAGTTCATCGCAGCGAACCCGAAGGTCATCGAACGCTCTGGGCTCGATCCCGAGGACCTGACCATCGTGCCGCTCGGGGGCGATGTCTCCGGTGGCCGCTTCAAGATCGTGTCGAAGGACAACGTCGCTGTCGCGCTCCATAACGACCGGCAGGAAGTCGCAGTCCTCACGCTCGCCGGTATCCGTAAGGCATGGAACGAGCGGAAGGCCGACGACGATAGGGGCAACCTTAGGCAGGACGTGTTCGATCACTCCGCTTCGCAGAAGGGTCTCGTCTACGCTGTCGACAAGGATGGCTCCAAGGCGTGGATCGATCCGAAGACCAAGGAGAAGTACACCTTCCAGTACACCGACAAGGACAGCTCTCCGATCTGGAAGAAGACCGGGAAGCGCTACAGCCGCGCCATTGTGACCCGCGACGACGGCGGCTTCGTGCTCAAGGGCTACGATGGCGGCAAGTTCTGGGGACGTCTCCGGGGCTCCGATCTCAAGACGCACCGCGAAGAAATGAAGAAGTGGGAGAACGACATCGACGCAGCCGCAGCAAAGCGGCGTGAGTGGTGGGGCAAGATACTTCCCAGCATCAAGGTCGGTGACGCCGTCCTCAACGACTAAACCCAAGTTCGGCCTCGGATAATCTCCGGGGCCTTTTTTCATTAGGAGAACTTATGAGCCAAGCCCTCGCAGCAGCCATCGTGGCAGAGGCAAAAGAACTGGGCGCGAGCCCTTACGACCTTGCCACGGTCATGTCCTACGAGACTGGTGGCACCTTTGACGTCTGGCAGAAAGGCCCGACGACCCAGCACGGTCAGCACCGTGGTCTGATCCAGATGGGAGAAACCCAGCGGAAGCAGTACGGCTACTACGAGGGAATGTCGGTCGAGGAAGCCGTGAAGGCATCTGGCCGCTACCTCCGTGACCGTGGTTTCAAGCCCGGGATGGGTCTCCTCGACATGTACTCGACGATCAACGCCGGTCGGCCCGGGCTCTATAATCGGTCGGACGCCAACAACGGCGGCGCTCCCGGCACGGTCAAGGACAAGGTCGAGCAGCAGATGGAAGGCCACAAGGCGAAGGCCACGGCTCTCCTCGGTGGCATCGTCGGTGACGCTGATGAATGGCTCTCGCAGAACCAGATGAACCGTTCGGTGGAGCAGGGGGCTGACCTCGCGTCTCCCAGCCAGGGCGACATCAAGGCGGCTCAGTACCAGTATGACCAGAGGGGCAACCCGCTCTCGGGCGCGAACATCCCCTACAACGTCACGAACCCGAACAACTACGCCCCGGAGGACCGCGAGGAGCACACGGTAGGCGAGCTGGCGAAGGCCGCTTGGAACTCTGAGAGCACGTCGGCATGGCTGTTCGAATCGCCCCCGGAGATCGACAAGAACCCGAACTTCAGCCTGACCACCGACCGCGTGGATGCCGATCTCAAGGCAAGAGACGCTGACGCCAAGACCTATGGGCCGATGCTCACTCAGGCCACATCCGAGGAGCACTACGGAAGCCTTCTGGGCGCTGTCGAGAAGGATGTCCAGCAGCAGCGGATGCTCAACGAGGCTGGCTTCACCGGGACGGCGCTGCGCATGGGCGTGGCGATGCTCGATCCGGTCGAACTCGGGGCTGACGCTCTGGCCGCCACGGTGGCACCGCAGTTCGTCGGCGCTCGTCGGGCCGAGAGGATGTACCGGATACTGAACGCTGGTGTCGCTGGTGCTGCCGGTGGCGCTGCGGCTGGTGCCGTGGGCTGGGCCGTCAATCCGCATCAGGATGCCACGGATATGCTCTACAGCTCGGTCTTCGGTCTGGGCGTGGGCGGTGTCGTCGGAGCGCTCTCCCGCAACCCTGCGACCCTCACAGAGGCCGTCCGCTTCCAAGCCGTGGCCGATCAGGCCCGGAGGTATGCCGATGGCGAGATCGCTGAGCTGCCGGGTATCAACATGGCCGGCTCGACCGGTGCAGCTCGGGCTCCCGAACAGACGAAGTTCCTGAACGACGAAGCTCTGGAGTTCGTGGGCGACGACGAGATCGAGAAGTCCGCCTTCCTCGGTGCCCGTGTCGACCTCTACGCTCAGATGGACAAGTCTCCGAACACCCTGACCCGGGTGGGCGCTGGGCTGGTCAACGACGGCGTCGGCAAGAAGAACGGCGCAGTCAACGGCATTGCCGCTTCCGAGGAGCAGGATCGCTTCTGGCGGACGTGGGCGACCGACTACATGAAGACCTACCGTCCCGCCCTCGACGAGTACCTTTCGCGGAACTCCAAGGGGTTCATGGATCGCGCCCGTGCTGAGCGGGATTTCAACAGCCAGGTCTACGACTACGTGGTGGATCGACGCCCCGGGCGCTCGGATCGCTATGATGCCGCTGTCGTCAAGATGGGGAACCATCAGGCGGCTCTCTACAAGGAGATCGGCGAGATGGCCCAGAACCCGTTCGTTCGCGAGGGGCTGACCGGAGACAGCGTTGCTGGCTTCGAACGGTGGGCGGCCAACCCGCACTACATGATGCGCAAGTGGGACAACGACAAGCTCGTCATGATCACCGAGGAGTACGCCAAGGGGACGGTCGAGCAGCTGATCGCTGGGGCCATCCGCAAGGCGAACGCCGACATGGAGGAGGAGCTGATCCGCAGTCTGTCCAAGGGCTTCACCCGGGCTATCACGAACCGTGCACACGGGCTCGACGATGCCGCTGTGAGGGCAATGGGCGAGGATGACATCGAGACCCTCATGGAGGTCCTGACGCAAGACGGTGGGCTTTCTCGCGCCGATGCTGACGCTGTTCTGCACCGGTTCAAGAAGAAGGATGATGCCGGGAGTGATGCCCGGGCCAAGCACCGGCTGCTTCTGGCCGAGGACTTCGCGCTCGACGCTCCGCTCCGCAAGGACGGTACCATCGACGAGGAAGGGCTCAGCATCAAGGACCTGATCCATCGGGACGCCTCCACGAACTTCCTTGCCTACGCTCGGCACATGTCGGGCGCGATTGCGCTCTCCCGCTACCGCTTCAAGGACCCGCAGAACGGCAACCTGCTGATCAACGGCTTCAGGAGCGACAAGGACTTCGATCATTACAAGCAGCTCGTCCGTCGTCGTGGCGCTGAGCTGATCTCGGAAGGGAAGATGACGAAGGAGCAGGTCGACAAGGACATCGCCAACCTCGACATGGCCTACAGCTCAATCCGCGGTCGTCCGGTGTCGTCGGCTGAGAATACCGACTTCGGCTGGTGGTCTCGGGCAATTCGGAAGATGAACTTCACCCGAATCATGAACCAAGTCGGCTTTGCCCAGATTTCTGAAATTGGGGCAACAGTAGGCACACTGGGGTTCAAGGCGGCGGTGTCGCAGGTTCCTGCCGTGCGGCGCATGATGGGCCAGAACGGGGAGACGGTCCTCAAGTCCGGTCTCGCGAACGACCTCGAAACGTGGCTCGGCGTGGGAACCGAGCGGCTCCTGCATCGGAACAACTACCAGATCGACGAGATCACCGGGGTTGTCGAGCAGGGCGCTGGACGCTGGCGGGACAAGGTCGACCGGGCTCTGAACCGGATGAACAACGTCACCGCAGAAGCCTCTGGTATGCGTCAGGCCAACGTCATGTTGGAGCGCTGGACCGCAGCCTCGGTCGTCCAGAAGTTCGCCGATATGGCGGCTAAGGGCGGCAAGGGTCTGTCCAAGGCTCGACTGGCGGACCTCGGGCTGGAACCGGAGATGGCCGAGCGCGTCATGAAGATGTTCGGCGAACCGGGCAACTTCGAATACGCCAAGGGCCTCGTCACGGGGAACAAGGTGGTTCGGGCTCACTTCGACAACTGGGCCGACAAGCCAGCGCGTGAGGCGTTCCTCGGCGCAGTCGACCGGCTGACCAAGCAGATCATCCAGCGGAACGACATCGGGAACCTCATCCCGTGGATGTCGCACCCTGCGGCGAAGATGCTCATGCAGTTCCGGTCATTCATGGTCGGGGCCTACACCCGGCAGACCCTCAAATCGCTCCACTTCCGTGACGCTCCCGCTCTGGGCGCGGCTATCGGGACGATGGCGATGGCCGGGGCTGCTTACGTGGCTCAGACCAAGGTGCAATCCATTGGCCGAGACGACGACTGGGCCGAGAAGCGGCTGACGTGGAACAAGATCGGCACAGCCTCCTTCGCGAGAGCTGGCGTCTCATCCGTCGTTCCTATGCTGGTCGACACGGCAATGTACGCCGGGGGCCAGGACGCGGTGTTCTCGCACACCCGCACGACCGGTCAGGTCAGCAACATGCTCTTCGGCAACCCAACGACTGGCGGCATCGACGACCTCGTCCAAGCTGGTCGGGCCATCGCTGGCCTGTTCCGCGCTGACGGCTGGTCTCAGGAGGAAGCCCGGGCAATCCCGCGTGTCCTTCCATTCGGCAACATGGTCCTCCCGGTCATGGCTCTGAACAGCCTCATCGGCGATCTGCCCGAGTTCGCACCTCGGGAACGCAACTAATGTCAACTGAGGGGGCTTCGGCCCTCTCTTTCTTTTCAAGGAAAAATGGCAGCTGTAATTCACTCCTTCGTCGTCTATCTGGGCGACGGGGTCAAAAAGAAGTTCACCTTCAACTTCCCGTACCTGTCCCGCGATCACATCAAGGTTCTCGTCGATGGCGTTGAAACCGGCTCCTATTCTTGGACCGGGACGAACGAAATCACACTGACGACCATCCCGGCCAAGGGGAAGTTCGTTACGATCAAGCGGCAGACGCCGAACGCAACACTCCTGTCTCAGATCGAGGACGGCTCTACGCTCCGCTCCGAAGACCTGAACCGACAGGCTCAACAGGCGATGTTCTCCGCGCAGGAAGCTGCCGACGAGGCAACGCTCGCCACCGCGAACACGCTGGCTGCTCCCGATACGGACGCTGGTCGTGTCATCCTCAAGTTCCCGACTATCGAGGCTCGCGCTAACAACGTGCTCGGCTTCGACGAGTTGGGCCAGTTCCGCCCGTTCACCTCGGCTGACATGCCGAAGGGTCCGCCCGGTGACAAAGGTCCGACCGGCGAGCAGGGTCCGCTTGGCCCGATGGGTCCGACTGGTCCTCAAGGGCCGATTGGTCCGACTGGTGCTCGTGGTCCCGAAGGTCCGCAAGGTCCTGCCGGTATCGTTGGTCCGCAGGGTGCTCAGGGTATTCCGGGGATCATGGGACCGCAGGGCTCGCAGGGTATCGTCGGTCCTCAGGGGCCGCAGGGTATGCCCGGTCCGACTGGTCCGCAGGGTCCGCAGGGAGCTATCGGCCCGGTAGGCATCCAAGGTCCGCAGGGTCCTCAGGGGCCGGAAGGTCCGGTAGGCAAGAGCTTCGACCCGGATGCGTCTGGTCCGTTCTCTGACCGTGCAGCCTATGACGCCGAGCCGAAGAACTTCTCGTTCATCGACACGGAGAACGGCATTGTCTACTGGAAGCTCTCCAACGACATCGCCGCGTGGTCCTCCGGGGTCATGTTCGGTCGTGGTCCGCAGGGTCTCCAAGGTCCGCAGGGTCCTCAGGGTATCATCGGTCCTGTCGGCCCGATTGGTATGAACTGGAAGGGAGACTGGAGCAGCGTGACGGCCTATGCCGTTCGGGATGCCGTCTATTCGGCAACGCAGGGCGCTTCCTACATCTGCGTTCAGGCGCACACCAATAAGGCTGTGACCGACACGGCGTACTGGCAGCTCATCGCTGCACGAGGCACTCAGGGCATCCAAGGTGTCCAAGGTCCGCAGGGCGTTGTTGGTCCGAAGGGCGACACCGGCAATCAAGGTCCGCAGGGCATCCAAGGTCCTCAGGGCGTTGTTGGTCCGAAGGGCGACATTGGTCCGACCGGAGCTACCGGGGGCACCGGCCCTCAGGGTCCTGCTGGTCCGACTGGTCCTCAGGGTCCGACCGGCCCGACTGGTCCGCAGGGTACCAAGGGCATGAAATGGGAAGGCGCGTATTCCTCGGCCACCGCCTATCAGGTCGACGACGTGGTCTCTTACGGCGGAGCGTCTTACATCTGCATCGTGGGCAGCACGAACCGGACCCCGAGTGGGAACCCGACGTACTGGTCTGTGGTGTCGGCGAAGGGTGATACGGGTCCTCAGGGGCCGACTGGTCCGACAGGCGCGACTGGCCCGCAGGGGCCGACCGGCAACACCGGGGCGACCGGCGCGACTGGCCCGAAGGGTGATACCGGCGCAACTGGTCCGCAGGGGCCGAAGGGCGATCCGGGGAGCTTCGACATCTACACCGGTAGCAGCAACGCGGCGGTGACGTTCCCGATTGGTCACATCATCGCGTGTTACATGGGAACAAACATCGCCCGAAACGCTCTCGCGGTACCCACCCTCTACACCGCTGACACCATGCAGTACACGTTGCAGGGAACGAACAACGATGGGGCCGTCCTTGGAGGGACTTGGCGTGCCCGGGGTGTCGAGAGCGGCGATCAGCGTCAAATTCTACAGAGGACCGCATAATGGCTCGTTTCATTCAGCTCCAGGCAGTGGCAGCACATTCCATTCCAAACCACTACGTTGCCACCATCGTCGCGGACATTGATGACGACGGCAACTACGAGACCGTCTCCTACGGTGTTCTCCCAGACGACAACCACGGGATCGCACCGGAGGTTCGGGCTGCAGTGGTCGAGTGGATCAACGATGGGTATCCCGTCGCCCCTTACGTTCCGCCGACGCCTGAACGGCTCAGGGCGGTCATGCCCACCATCTCTCGGCGTCAGCTCCTCCTCGCGCTGTTCTCCATCGGCATCACCGAGGACCAGATCGATGCGGCTCTCGTGAACGACGCCGAGGGCATGATCGAATGGAAGAACGCCACCGACTACGAACGACTTCACCCCCTGATCACCGATCTCAGCGGCCACTTCGGCCTTCCGCCCGAACAGGTGGACAGCCTCTGGCTCTGGGCAGGCAACCTCTAACAACATGGCCTCGCTAGATCGTGGGGCCTCAACCCCAGAAAGAACAATGGAACACACCACGACGGCGGTGGCGGCTTCGGCTGTCACCACCCCGATTTGGTTGCCTTGGCTACAGACTGCTTCAGAGACCGCAGCAATGATCGCTCCGATCCTCGGTCTCGTCTGGCTCCTCATCCAGATATTCTCCAAGTCAATCGAAACCATCCAGCGAATGAAAGATCGCAAGAATGAAGACTGATAAGTCCAAGATGGACGGCCTCTTCGACAAGTTCGCGGAGCTGCTCGCCGAGACCCTCGATCAGGGCAAGGCTGTCATCGACAAAGACACCGGGGAGATCACCCGAGTGACCCCCGACGCGGCGACCCTGAACGTCGTCCGCCAGTTCCTCAAGGACACCGGCACGGTGCTCCAGCCGGGAACATCCCACGAGGCGGTCGAGCGTCTCCGCAACCGTGAACTCCCGTTCGGCGGCGAAGAGTACGAAGACCCCCACGTCCACTGATTCCATAGCGGTCCCGTGGCGAGCTTAAGGCTTGCCCGGGGCCATCGATCGTTTTGCCTGTCCGCGCTCGTCCTGGGCCAGCGGTGGGCGAAGCTGTGCCCTCCCAACACGCAAGGTGAATGACCAAGCAAATCAACGGCCTGAAATCAGGCACGACCCTGAGCGGAGCTGATCCGCTTCTCGACTTCCGAAACTTTCTCTACCTCGTCTGGCTCCACCTGAACCTGACCAAGCCTACCAAGGTTCAGTACGACATCGCCCATTACCTGCAGCACGGCCCGAAGCGCATGGTGATCGAGGCGTTCCGTGGCGTGGGCAAGAGCTGGGTCACCTCGGCATTCGTCTGCTGGCTTCTCTATTGCAACCCGCAGCTCAACATCCTCGTGATCTCCGCGTCGAAGCAGCGGTCGGACGACTTCTCCACCTTCACGATGCGCCTGATCTTCGAAATGGACATCCTCGCGCATCTGCGCCCGGGGCCAGACCAGCGCTGCTCCAAGGTCTCGTTCGACGTTGGACCGGCTCGCGCCTCCCACGCCCCTTCGGTTAAGTCGCTCGGCATCACCTCGCAGATCGCCGGTTCCCGCGCTGACGTCCTGATCGCCGACGACGTGGAAGTCCCGAACAACTCCGACACCCATCTCAAGCGTGAGAAGCTGTCCGAGCAGATCAAGGAGTTCGACGCCGTTCTCAAGCCCGGTGGCCGGATCATCTATCTCGGCACACCCCAGTCCGAACAGTCGATCTACAACCTGCTGCCCGACCGTGGCTATCAGGTCCGCATCTGGACGGCCCGGTACCCCGACCCCGAGCGTCAGGCCAAGTACGGCGCACGGCTGGCACCGATGCTCGTCAGGGAGCTGGACCGCGATCCCGATCTGGTCGGACGCCCGACCGATCCCGAGCGCTTCACCGCAGAAGACCTCGACGAACGCGAGCTATCGTATGGCCGCTCAGGCTTCTCGCTGCAGTTCATGCTCGATACCAGCCTCTCCGACGAGGACAAATACCCGCTCAAGCTCTCCGACCTGATCGTCATGGGGCTGAACCCGGGGAAGGGACCTGCGGAGGTCGTCTGGTCTTCGGCCCCCGACCTAACCTGCGAGCAGCTGCCGATGGTCGGCCTCCCGGGTGATCGCTACTACCGCCCGATGTTCATCTCCAAGGACTGGGTGGACTGGGAAGGCTCCGTCATGTTCGTCGACCCCTCCGGTCGCGGTAAGGACGAAACCTCGTGGTCTGTCGTCAAGATGCTGCACGGCATCCTATTCGCCACGAAGATCAACGCCAAGCGCGGCGACGGCTACTCCGACGAGACGCTCCTGACCATTCTCAGGGACGCCAAGGAGCAGAAGGTCAACCTGATCCTCGTCGAGCCGAACTTCGGCGACGGCATGTTCGCCCAGCTCCTCAGGGCCAAGTCTCAGGTGCACTACCCGGTCACCATCGAAGACGCGGCGTGGTCGAAGGTGCAGAAGGAGGCTCGGATCATCGACACCCTCGAACCAATCATGAACCAGCACCGGCTCGTCGTCTGCTCCTCTGTGGTCGAGTGGGACTATTCGTCCACTGCGTCCTACGGGCAGGAAGACATGAAGAACATGCGTCTCTTTTACCAGATGACCCGGATCACACGGCAGCGTGGCGCTCTGGCTCACGACGACCGGCTGGACGCTCTGGCAGGAGCCGTGGCCTACTGGAACGAGTTCCTGGCCCGGAACACCGACAAGGCCGTGGCTGATCGGAAGCAGGAGCTGCTGGATGCCGAGCTGGCTTCGTTCATGGAGACCGTCCTCGGTCGGTCTGACGACCTCCCTCGGTGGTTCTAAGGCTCAGCTAGATTAGCTGTTGAATTTTAAGCAGGCTGTATATCGCAATCCCCAACATGACGAGAGCCAGCAACAGAATGATTATCATTGTTCCTCTTACGCCCATTCCAGTGAAATAAGAGCGTTCGACCGGATGGGAATAGGACCGAAGTCTTACTCCCAAACGTGTTGCTGCGTCCTCGGTCGGTCTGAAGACCTCCCTCGGGGTCCTACGACACCTGATCGAATAGGGGCAACAGTAGGTACGCTGGGGGTTGAACTCTAGTGTAACTAGGGTATCCACCTGAGAGACATCCTCCAAGGGGTAGACCTCGGTGATCTCCAGAGGCCCCACCTGAGAGACTTCCGTCAACACCGAGTGTAACAGCAGTGAGCTGTTGGCCAGACCAGTAGGTTCCGCTCGGGTGAGGGGGTAGGAGGAGATAATCCACCCCCCACCTCTCAGGGATACACCCCAGCCCAGTGCAGGGTCACACAGATGGCGAGCAGGAGAAGCAGCACGGCTTGGGTGTTATCACCTCGGCGACGCAACAGGTACGCACAGACAAGCAGCGCGATTGACGCCCCGAGCATCCAAACGGTCCAAGCTGTTGCCGCGAAGTCGTCGTAGTTCATGGGCAGGGATACGCAATGTTTGGTAGAAATTTCTGGGTTTATCTCCTGCAAGAGGAAGAATGCGGGTAAACCTCTTGAAGAGCCTGCCAAGCGAGATATGAGCCATCTTCATGTAGTTTCTCTGGATGTGCCTGAAGGTATTTGATGACAATTCTCGCGTACTGAGTTGTTCTAACCGCTGAAGGTACACACAGGCCCAGCATCGGCTCATTATTACCTGGCCATTGAAGATTTGACAGTTGCTGCAGGGTTGTCATTGAGCCGTAACAGAACCCCGAAGCCAGGGTGTTGGGCGCCGTGAGCTGATCAGCTACCCCCTCGGACGTCTCGTTGAGCAGTTCGTTGCACGAGTTCAACAGGAAAGACCCGTCCGTGGCGTGGGATACCTGCGTCAGAGCGAACAAGATCGTGGTCGCAGCGATGTACCGCATAGTCCATACCCCCGTGCGGTTACCCGAAACGCAGTTTAAGTGTCCCCCGGGATGTTTGGTAGAAATTTCTGAGCGACCCAATCAGATTAGCGGATGGGCGCGTTACCCCCCGTACCCCCTCGATTTCGCTGCGGTTTGGGCCATTGTGCCGCCTATCGGATCGCATTTGTCACGCTGATTTGTCGCGGCGAAGGCGAAAGCCCAATGAAATCAATACGGCAGACTAGATGTTAGATCCGTTACGCATGGATTGGCTAGGGTTTGGCGTGGGTGGAACCGTGGCAGGAACCAAGGCATTGCCGAATGTTCCGGCGCGTCTCAGCCCATCGGTGTCTTTTGTTCACTGAGGTTGAACGATGGCCGCACACTCGTTCACATCCAAGCGACAGCGGCAATACCCTTCGTTTCGAGAACAGGAGCGCGATCCATTAGCGGGCTCTAACTGACAGAATGTCAAAATTTGACCCAGCGGCGAGGTGGCGACGGTCGACACCGTGGCGAACCATGGTCCGAACTAGGGCAGGGAACCGGGTTCCATACGTGTGCTCTATACCGCGCGTATCGCATGGCGCGTTCCTGATACCGTCCAGAGGCGATTTCTCCCGCAAATCAACGGTTTAGACCCTGGCTTACCTCTCGTAACCCATTGATCGGACTCGATATTTCCTGCGATTTAAACCGTTACACTGGGGAATATTTCTACATTTGCGTAACGATTATGCCCTAGCAGCACCCAAGAAATATTCTGTGAAATCAACGGTTTGAAAGAAAGTTGATCTTCCATCAATTTTTTCCGTTGCAGCAGTGTAACGAATTGCCGATAACTAAATCACACCAAACGAACGGCCCAGCCGAACGGGGGGTGGGGCCGGAAGGCTCGATGCAGCGGCTGCCGAACACGGTGGGGCCTCTGAGTTCTTTGACAAGCTACGATCCGCTCTGGTCGGCCACCACGGTCAACCCCCAGCGGACACAGAATGAACGGCAATCGTCCGCTGAGCAAGGCGGCGCATCGACCGAACGATCTAACCGCATCCGCTCAAAAGGATGGTCACCGCTGCCAAGGCCAGTGGTTTCTTCCGAGCAGGACAGCCAAGGGTCGCGGTGCGCTTTAGAGGCTGGCCAGCGATAGCGGGACAAGCAAACCGTGTCCTGAACAACGGAAGCAACCGAACTACCGCTAAGGCGCTGTCCTTAGTTGGGGGCCAGGGTGAAACCTGCGCTTCCAGCCAATGACAGCCGATGCACCGCTACAGGTGTGTCCTGTCCTCTTCACTATCGTAACAATTCCACTAAGGGAGAGTAAGACCCATGCCGGGCACCCCAGTCTTCAAGTCTGCCACCATTATCGCCGGTCTGAACGCTAAGACGGTCAAGGGCGACAAGGCGTCCGAGTACGCAACCGCGATCATGTATCTCGCACCGGCCAAGATGGCTGGCGGCGCTAACCTCTGCGCAATGGCCACGGAAGCTGGATGCGATCCGAACCACGGCGGTGGGTGTCTGGTTAACTCCGGTCAGGCGCAAGTCTTCTCCTCGATCAACCGGGCGCGTATCGCCAAGACACAGCGCTACCTCGCCAACCGGGCCGAGTTCATGGCCGAGCTGGTCCGCGACGTCCAGCGCTTCATCAAGTGGTGCGGAAAGCATGGCGTGAAGCCAGCGGTTCGCCTGAACGGCACCAGCGACATTCAATGGGAAGTGGCTCACCCGGTCGAAATCCCGTGGGTGTCTCATAACCTGAACGCGGCAGGGCAACGCGTCACAGAATACGGTTCTGACCGCTACGCCTCGATCATGGAAGCGTTCCCCGAGGTGCAATTCTACGACTACACCAAGGTCTACAAGCGGGTGTATCGCCAGCTTCCGAGCAACTACCAGCTCGTCCTGAGCTACAGCGGTGCGAACCAGCGCTATGCCGAGGCGGTCACCAAGGCCGCACAAGAGACCGGCGCGAACATGGCTGTCGTCTACCGCACCAAGGAACTCCGCGACTATTTCGTCGACAAGCTGGTGCAGTACGGCGAGACCTGCCGCGACGTGATCGACGGCGACCAGACCGACCTGCGTTTCCTCGATCCGCAACGGGTGATCGTCGGTCTCTATGCCAAGGGGAAGGCGGCTAAGGCCGACACCTCGGGCTTCGTCGTGGGCTAACCACTACACTAACGCAACAGTTCCACCAGCGGCACGAACTCGGGCACCTCCAGCCGGGTCGTGTCGTCTGGGGGAGGGGAAGACACGCATGTTGATCTATCGAATTGAGCACACGGACGGGGCGGGGGCTTTCCGCGCAGGGCTGGCCTACGAACACGACGCACACCGCAAGGCGGGCTGCAGGTCGGCCTATTACCACCCAAGTCCCTACTCCGGGGAAGAACTCGGGACCGAACTGTCGGACCTCTTCATGAAGGGGAAGACCGACGACTACCACTTCGGGTGCCGCAGCAAGTCGCAACTCCGGTCGTGGTTCCGGTCTGCGCCGGGACGCCGCGCCATGGCGAAAGCCGGGGGCGTGGTTGTCATCTACGAGGCACCTCGCGAAGCGGTCGCCCTCGGCAAAACCCAAGTCGCCTTCGACATCAACCGGGCCGCGAAAGTCTCGTCGGTCCCTGCAGACCAGTGGTGAGCACCATTGCCAATCGCAAGTATTACACCCTCGTCTCCATCGACGGTTCGCCGGGGTGCCCGTGGGGCATCGAGTTCGGCGCCTACGACCACGACACCGTCTGGGATGAATACCTCGGGATGCGCGACCGGGGCTGGAAGCGCCGCGAACTGCGGATCATCACCACGGGCGACACTCAGGACGAGATCGATGCGGCGGTTGCCGAGCTGAACAAGGACCTCTGACCATGTCGCACTATGAGATCAGCAAGAGCGCCAGCTCGGGCAAGTGGCATGTCTCACACGTCGATCCCGGTTGGATCACGCCAATCGGCGGACCCTACGGCAAACGCAAAGAAGCAATCACTGTGGCGCGGCTGCTGGCCGGTCGCCGGGGAAAGGTGGTGATCAAATGACCGACGAACTCTTCATGACCATCCTCGGGCACATCGGGGTCGTCCTTCTTATCCTCTCCGCGTTCTGCGCATGGCTCCATGTCAAGGCGGTGTCGCAATGAGGCCCGGGTATCGACCACCGCTCACACCTTGGGAGGATGAGCAGTATCGCGGGGGCGTCTGGCACACCGTCGGCTCGGCCACGATCTGCGGCCTCTTCCTGCTCGTGTTCCTCAGCCTCCTCTAGTCGGGGAGAATACCCTTCACGGGTTTCACCCGAACCTTCGGCTTCGTCGGCTTCGGCGGTTTCGACACACCCTCGAACACCATCGCGGCATCTGGGCTCGCTGAAAGCGGACCCGGGGCACACCGTCCTCATCGATCCAGACGACCTCGCCACGGACGACCACCTCGTCGCCGATCTCGATCTTCTTCTCTGACATCTCAACCTCATCAGCCCTGATCACAGGAGCATAACGCATGATCTCGATATTCGAACAGTTCCTCTCCCGCAGTGGAGCGATTGCCTTCCTCAGGGATTACCGGAAGCGCTTCCCGGGCTCGACCTTCGGCACGAACCTTCGCGTCAACTTCAACCGCATGGAGCAGTGCTGGCAGGTATCCGGCCACCGCTTCAACGTCGCCGCAGCCTGATCAACCCAACATCCTGATAAACGGAGAAACACACATGTCCAAGAATTCCGCTATCGAAACCTTCCGCTCCCTCGCTATCGGTTCCAAGCTCTGGTTCCGTCAGAAAGACACCGAGCGCTACGGCGAGAAGCCGGTCGAAGCCATCAAGGTCAACCTCCACGACGTCCTGATTGTAGGCGCTCAGTTCGGCTGGGCTCTCCACCGGAGCGACATCTACAGCCCGGTGACCGAGGAAATGCTCTCGGGTGCCACCAAGGACGCTTCGGGCCACTATCTCGGCTGGGGCATCTTCGACAACGACCTGCAGGTCTGGACCACGGACCCGACCGTGAAGAGAGCCAGGGTGAAGAAGGACCGCCCGAGCCTGATCGGCCAGCGCTTCACGATCATGTCGCTGCCCGAGGGCGCAGACCCGGCGATCAAGGTCGGCATGAGGGGCACGATGGTGCAGACCGGGATGGAAACGCCGCTGGTCGTCCTCGACGGCTACCACCGCACGACCTACATCCACGTCTCGCACCTCGGTATCCACAAGCGCCGTCCGAAGATCACCATGGATCGCCTCCCGCCGCAGACCAAGCAGGTCCTCGACCTCCTCAAGGCGAAAGGGTCGCTCACCGCCATTGAGGCCGGGGGTGTTCTTAGGGCCCGGTCGCTGGCCAAGCGCATCAGTGAGCTGAAAGAGGCGGGTGTCGCCATCATCGCCGAGAACAAGCTCGACCACACCGGCCAGCGCTACGCTCGCTACCACCTCAAGGCTGCAGCGTAACTACGCAGAGGACCCCCGAATCAAATTCTTAAGCAACCGTTAAGAGCAACCTATTGCCTATACATTTGCTGTGGATTATAGGGGGTCCTCGTTAACGCTCGCGAAATAGTTTCGCGTATGTAGCGTTTTTTATCCGGGTAAGAAAGAATGATCCATCCAATCCTGGGGCAGCTGATGACCTCCCTGCCTGTGCGTCTAGACATGTTCATTTGCCGTTGTGTTTCGGAAACGATCAACTTCTTCGCGAGCGGTCTGAGCCGCTTCAATGCGGGGCAGGACGATTGCTTTACTATTTCGGTGGGTGGTAGGGCAAGCATAGAAGTTCCAAAAGGTTATGAGACAATCCTAACGTATTATGAGAGGACAAATCCCGAAGCGTTCTCGCTCCTCTACGACCCGGAAGAGGACCTGAAAGAGGAAGAAAAATGGATCGCCAGTAGGGCTCGGGACCTCGGCCTTCCGGTCGTCACTATCGGCAACTCCGAGGCGTACCCAGTGGACCTGATCAGGACACGTCTAGGGTAGTTGCAATTATCTCGCTAACGAAATAATCTCTCAGCTGTATCGATTAAGAAGGGATTTTTCCACCATGATACCGAACGTCGCGAACAGCATGTCCGACAATAAGAACGTCCGCCGCCTCATCTCCATCGTCGAGGAGTTCCGAAAGCTCGACCCAGAGATGCAAGCCCAGACGATCTTACTCTTTCTCTTGGTGGTTGCCCGTCCAGGCATCACGATGAAGGAGCTGGCTCAGAGCACCGAGCTGTCTTCTGCATCCATCAGCCGCAACATCGCCGCACTGGGGGAGACCCACCGTGGCGGACAGCCGGGGCACAACCTGCTCCGCGCCTACGAAGACCCGCTGGATCGGCGGACCAAAAGAGTTGAGCTGACGGCCAAAGGTCGCGCCGTCTGCTCGTCTCTCATCACGGCTCTCACGGGGGCCGTAGCAGCAGCATAACCCCATCAATACCCTCGAAAGGAGAGGACGAATGGCAGTGAGACGACGCGGAGACGCGTGGCAAGCCGACTTCATGGTGAAGGGCACCAGATACCGCGAGACCTTCGACAACGAGGTCGACGCCAAGAAATGGGAGATCGACGTCAAGGCGGCTCTCGAAACGGGGAGGCCGATCCCGGGCAAAAGCAACGGTCGATCCGACAGCGGTCACAAGATCGTCACCCTCGGGCAGCTGTTCGAGCACGTCAAGAAGACCCACTGGAAGCTCAAGCGCTCGGCTGAGACGCTGATCCAGAGCGGAAAGCAGTGCGTCGACATCCTCGGCAGCTCCTTCGAAGTGAAGGACTTCTCCCGCTACCAATACGACGAGATCATCTCGCACCTGTCCGACGAGGAGCTGTCGAACGCCACGATCAACCGGAAGTTGGCCGCGATGTCCGTCATGGTCCGCGCCGCTGTCGAGATCGGAGCGCTCGGTCGTGCCCCCAAGGTCCCGCTCTTGGAAGAGGGCATCGGTCGCACCCGGTTCATCACCGAGGAGGAGGAGGTCAAAATCCTCGCGCTGATGCAGACGCTCGCCATGGACGACGTCCGCGCCTTCACGATCTTCGCTCTCGACACCGGGGGCCGTCTCTCGGCCATGCTCGGGCTCGGCTGGGGCGACTTCGGTCCCGACCTGTCGACGGTCACCTACTGGAAGGACAAGAAATCCCCGCCGCGCACCCTGCCGCTTTCGGAGAGGGCCAAGGTCGAGCTTCGGGCGATTAAGGAGCGCTACCCCGACAACCCGGGTCCGTTCCGCATGTTCCGGTCGAAGAACGGACAGCTGCGCACACATTGGGATCGCGTCATGTCGACGCTGAAACTTGACGACGTGGTCATCCATACTCTAAGGCACACCTGCGCCAGCAGATTGGTCCAGCGCGGGGTCGACCTGCGCCGGGTTCAACAGTGGATGGGTCACCGGAGCATCCAGACGACGCTTCGGTACGCCCACTTGGCACCGTCAGACCTTCTCGGGATGGCCGGTGTTCTGGAGCAACATGTACGCACGGAGCAGGTTGCTGCGTGA